ACGGATACTAGTCACGGTTGTTCAACCGGCGATTTTGTTACGTTCAGTGGAGCCGTTGATATTGGCAGTGGCGGCACGAACGTGACGGCAGCAGTGCTCAACCAAGAGTTCCAAGTCACAGTTGTCGATGTCAACACCTACACAATCACCATCTCGGTAACACCCAACGCTACAGCTATTGCCGGATCTCCGGGCGGTGGTTCTGCAGTAGTTGCCGCTTACCAGCTTAACGTCGGGCCTGCTCTGGCTGTCCCACTAACGGGCTGGGGTGCCGGGGCTTGGAACCAAACGGGCAGCACGTGGGGTAACACGACATCTACTACGCAGTTCGTACTGCGTCAGTGGAACCAACAAAACTACGGTGAGGATCTCGTGTTCGGCCCCCGTGGTGGCGGATTGTATTACTGGGATGCTACAGGCGGCGTGAGTACACGGGGCGTGCTGCTTAACTCTCTGGGCGGCACAGTTACTTTCACAACCGCAAGCCCGACCGTTGTGACGCTGACTAATTTATTGACCGAAGGTACTGCCGTTCAGTTCTCAGTCTCTTCTGGCGGCACGCTGCCAACCGGCATCAGCGCGGCCACCACTTACTATCTGTTCAACGTCCTTGGGTTGACGGCTAACCTAATTGATATCTCCGGCAATCTGATCAATGTGACTGGCGCTGGCAGCGGCACCTTTTCGATCTCCTTGCTGGTTGACGTGCCGACTGTACAGAATTACATTCTTGTGTCGGATACCAGCCGCTTTATCTTTGCGTTTGGTTGTAACGACTATGGCGCGGCGACTGCCGACCCCATGCTCATCCGCTGGTCAGATCAAGACAACGTGCGAGAGTGGACGCCAGACGCTACCAACCAAGCTGGTTCAATTCGCCTTTCCAGAGGTTCGGAGATCGTTACAGCGCTGCAAACACGCCAAGAAATTGTTGTGTTTACGGACTCAAGCGTTTATAGCGTGCAGTATCTTGGCCCGCCTGTGGTCTGGAGCACGCAGATCCTTGGCGATAATATCTCTATTGCTGGGCAGAACGCTGCGATTATCGCTTCAGGCGTTATTTACTGGATGGGCGTCGACAAGTTTTACGCCTATGACGGACGGGTCCAAACGCTGAACTGCGACGTGCGGCGGTATGTCTTTAGCGACTTCAATCTTGATCAGCGGGCACAAGTCTTTGCGGGTACCAATGAAGCTTTCAATGAGGTTTGGTGGCTATATTGCTCAGCCGATGCCTCCTATCCAGACCGCTACGTCATTTACAACTATCTGGAGCGTATCTGGTATTACGGCACGTTGAGTCGTTCAGCGTGGTTAGACTCCGGTTTGTCTGCATATCCTTATGCGACGACGTACGATTCATCGACGCAGACGGGCCGTTTGATTGCGCACGAAAACGGGATTAACGATAATACGGATGGTACGGCAGTTGCACTGAGTGCGAACATATCTTCTTCAGAGTTTGATATCAATGACGGGCACAACTTTGGGTTTGTCTGGCGTATCATTCCTGATATCACGTTCAACAACTCTACTAACTCGCCCACCAACCTTAGCCCTCGCGTCACCATGACCCTGAGAGCGCTCTACAACTCCGGTTCCGGGCAGATCGACTCGGCAAACGGGGTTGTGGCGCAGGGTGCCAACTATGTAATAACCGAAGAGTTTACCGGGCAGATCTTCACCCGCGTACGCGGACGGCAAATGATCTTTGAGATTTCTTCGAATCAGCTTAACACCTGCTGGCAGTTAGGCGCACCTCGAATCGATATCAAACCAGATGGACGCCGCTAAATGAACCTGTCCAAACTTCAATTTTCAGCCGCGCCTAACTTACCGCTGGCTCCTAGAGAGTGGAATGCGCAATACCAAGATCAGTTTGCCAATACGCTTCGCCTGTACTTCACGCAGTTAAGTAGCTTGTTACAGAATCTGGCCGGAACTAAAGGTGGCTATCACTTGAGTTTTCCTTTCGGAGCTTTTCACAGTAACGACACGCAGACTGCAGCTTCGACCACGACGGCTTATTCAGTTACGTTTGATACGACAGATTACTCAAACGGCGTAAAGCTTGTTGATACGACCAAATTTGTTGTAGATCGTACGGGCGTTTACAACTTTCAATTCAGTGCGCAGTTATCAAATGACGACAATCAGTCGCAAGATATTGATATGTGGTTTCGCAAAAATGGTGTCAACATTCCCGATTCAAACACGCGTTTTGGGATGCCCGCACATAAGTCGTCTGGCAATCCGTCTTACGTGGTCGCGGCGTTAAATTTTATCGTGCAACTTAACGCCGGTGACTATCTGGAGCTTGTGTGGAGTTCTACCGACACGCAAACGTTGTTGCAGTATTCCGCAGCAGGCTCGTCGCCGACGCGTCCTGCAATCCCTTCTGTAATTGCGTCTATGACCTTTGTATCTGCTCCCTTAGAGTGATACGATTCTGTAAAAGGAGCATCTCATGGCTGGAATGGGTGTTGGTGAAGCCGCACTATTGAGCGCTGCGCTGGGCGGCGGCACAGCGGCCATGCAGGGCCGTGATCCTTTGAAAGGTGCCATACTGGGCGGGTTGGGTGGTGCCGCGTTTGGAGGATTGAGCAGTGCTTTGAGCGGCAGTATGCCGGGTGCGGCTGCGGCAGGAGCCGAGGCTGCGGGAGCAGCGGCGGGCAGTGTTCAACCGGCTTTGGCCGCCGGGCAGACCTACAGCGCTATGGGTAACGTCGTTCCGGCTACAGCGCCTTTGAACACGCTGGTTGATGCTGCGCCCGCTGCAAAACTGGGCTTTTTTGATAGCCCGACCGAATGGTGGAAAGGTCTGTCGCCTACGCAGAAGATGCTGTACGGGGGCGGAGCGGGTCTGGGTTTGATGGCCTTGACCAATCGTGGTTCCAGCATGCCGATGCAAGAGACGTATACCGGGCCGCTTTCTCGTTTTCGTTATGACCCCGATATTTTCCGTCCGTCTTTGCAGATGGCAGAGGGGGGTGTAGCCGGACTGGACCAAGGCGGTGCGCTGGATTGGCAACGACGCGGTGAAGCGGTAACTTTCATGCGTTCAGGCGGCATCTCTGATCTGGGCGGCTATTCTGATGGCGGGCGCTTGCTAAAGGGTCCGGGCGATGGCATGTCCGACAATATTCCAGCCACTATTGCGGAGAAGCGTCCTGCGCGGCTAGCCGACGGTGAGTTCGTAATCCCGGCGGATGTGGTGTCCCATCTTGGAAATGGCTCGACCGATGCCGGCGCTAAACAGTTGTATTCCATGATGGACCGGGTGCGGCAGTCACGGACGGGCAACAAAAAGCAAGGCCGCGAGATCAAACCTCAGAAGTTCTTGCCGGCATAAGGAGCAGAACATGGCAGGTGGCGGTGCAGGTGTTTCGTCGCAACAGCAAGCTGGCGGCGATGTTTTTTCTGGCGGCAATACGTCTCGGTTTACAGGCTATGAGCCACCCTCGGGCTATCGTCCGCTGGCCCAAGACTACAGTCGACCGATTACGGACCCTAAAACAAATGAAGTAACAGGGTATGCGGCTGCGCCGCAGTTTTATCAACCTGTCTATCAACCCCAGTATGGGGGGTACGCCAGTCCGTTTGGTGGCGGTTATGGCGGGTTTGGTGGCGGTTACGGTAGTCCCTTTGGTGGTTTTGATGGGGGCTATGGCGGATTTAGAGGTGGTTACGGTAGCCCGTTTGGTGGTTTTGGTGGCGGTTACGGTAACCCGTTTGGTGGTTTTGATCGGGGCTATGGCGGTTACAGTCCTTTTGGCGGATACGGTGGTTTTAATAGAAGTTATGGTGGTCTTGACCCCCGTGCTATTGCTGCTGATCCGCGTGGTTTCCAGCAATGGCAGCAAGGCCGCCAGCAATATATGCAAACCGGCATGATGCCGCAAAGAGGAATTGGACAGTTGCAACAGACATGGTCTCAGCAGCCCATCCGATATCAACGATTGAACTTTGCTCAGCCGGCATCAAACATTGCTTTACCCACCACCGGGGTTAGTGGTAACGGTGGAAGCCAAAGTGTTGGTGGCGATAGTGGGTTTGGTGGTGGCGGGATGGGGGGCAGCGCAGTTAGTAGTGAAGGCGCAGGTTTAGGCGGTGCCGATGCGGCAGCAGACTCAGGTGGTGCAACGGGGGGTGAAGGTGGTGTTGGTTTTGGCGGTGCCGATTTCGTGCACGGTGGCATCACGCGTTTGCTAAGAAAATGACATTGCACATCCGCACCGTCGACAACGCCTACGTCAATCAGACATGGCCGCTGATCGAGTCTTTTATCGCGGAAGCGATGTTAAAGGGCGGTGAGTTTCCTTCATGGGCCGATAACTACACCGTTGAGCATATCCGCGTTTTTGTTGCAAACGGTTCGTGGCTGCTGCTTGTAGCCGTTGATGACGAAGGAAAAATGCACGGCGCTTGCACCGTCTCCTTCATTAACTACCCGCTTCACCGTGTCGCATTTGTCACCGCTATTGGCGGCAAGCTGATTTCAAATCACGACACTTTTAATCAGCTGAAACAAATTTTGAAAGCCTACGGGGCCACAAAAATCCAAGGCTATGGGCGAGACGCTATTGTGCGTCTTTGGAGCAAATATCAGTTTGAACCGA